GGAGAATTTATTTATGACCCACGTTAAATTAATGGGAGAAATGGGAGACAAGTTCGGTTCTGAATGGGAGTGCGTCGATACGAATGTTCGTGATATATTAAAATGTATTCATGTACAAACTGAAGGATTACAAGAATACCTTTTAGACTGTTATATGAAAAATATTGAATTCTCTGTACAAAGTGGTGATAATCTTATCGAGGAATTTCCAGAATTATATCTAAATATTGCACGAGACGAATTAATAATTACTCCAGTACCTGCAGGTTCTGGAAAAGGATTAGGAAAATTAATCACAGGATTACTACTGCTAGCAGCTTTCTTTTTTATGCCCGGAGTTGGAGCTGCAATGACAACTGGAGGAACAGTTGTAGGTAGTGGTGCGGGAACTATGGCATTTGCGAGTGGTTCAGGAGCAATATTAGGAACCTCTACATCAGCAGCCTTGGCTTCAGGAGCATCTTTAAGTTTAGCAGGCTCAGCCGTAATGATGCTTGGAGCAAACTTAGCACTTATGGGTCTAGCAGAAATGTCAGCACCCGATCCAGATAAAACAACAGATGATCCTTCATACTTATTTAATGGAGCACAAAATCACATTGAACAGGGAAAACCTGTTCCACTTCTCTATGGAGAACTTACAATCGGTGGTGCACCAATTTATCAAGGATACACACCAGGATTGCATAATCAATATAAAAAAGGTGTAACTGTTATTGGTTCTACAGATTCGGGTAATCAAAGAGCAGGAGCGAATCCTTATAGTGGAACTTATACTAATTATGGTACTTCAAATGCAGGTACTACTTCTAACCAACCCTCAACAGGATGGGTAGGAACAGGAAACAGTACCTTTGATGCAGTAATAAATCATGTTTGGGATAATCCAGGCGGAATAACAAAACAACCTCTAGTAGACGACGCAATACAACTAAAATAAAATGGCAGATAATTCATCAAAATACAGCACACGAGGCTTTGGAACTAAAGCAACTTACGATCTAAAAAGTCCGAATAAGGAACAAACAGCTATTGTCTACGATTTACTCGCAGAAGGACCAATCGCAGGCTTATCAAATGATCTTGCGTCTGTTTATTATAATGATGTTCCTTTAATTGACTCCGCAAACAATGACATACTTAAACCTAGAAAATTTACAGCAAACACAACCGCAAACAGTACTTCTGTAGCTGCAAGTGAGTTTGGCACTATTCGTACTCTTAGCTATAATAATAAATCAGGACTTTCTATAGGGGGCAGAGTTATCTCTATTGTAGGAGCAGGCACAAAAGGTGCAGGTATAGCAAGTATTAGTGCAGGATCTTCAAAAGTTACAACATCTTCAAGTTATTTTACTCAAACAATAATTGATAATCAAGCAAAAGGATTACCAGTATACATACGCATTGCAGGTGCAGGTCCAGGAGGGCAAGATCTTGTATCAGGTATAAAGAAAATAGTAAGTGCAACAGTTGCAGAGTTAAGAGTAAGAGCATTTAATACAGTTTCAAGTGCAAATATAGTTCAAGATCATGTTACAACCATCAGCTCAATTTCAGGAACTACAGCAACTTTATCTGTTGCTACTCCTACAGCGGTAACTGGTGCTTTATGCGTAGTAAGCGGACCTTCCCTAGAAGATTCTGCTCAACTAACAAATTTTTCGCATGTTTCTTTTGGAATAACATCAGGAAATGCACTACAAGCTCCTCTAATAGCCCCTGGATTTACAGGTTCTTCTAGCACCGTTCATGATGCAAATGCAGAGATAAAACAAGCAGATTTAGCAAATGTGTCAGGCTTATCTAGTTTAGGTAGTAACTATAACGGAACAAATGGCGGAACAAAAAATGGAATTGATGAACCCGGTAATGATGGTCAAGGTTCTACTTCAGATACTGTATTAACAGCAGCCGCAATGGGAGTTTCAAATCCGCAAGAAGTAGACGAAATACATCTCACTTTTAGTTTTCCAGAAATGCACGCATTTAAAAACTCAGGAGCTAAGGGACCGAGCTTTGTAGAGTTTCAGATGTTCTTCGAATATACATCAGATGGAACCAATTTTACTAGTGCTTTGGCATTTGGGCCTTCTAACTCAACAATACTTTCTAGAACACCTGAGTGGGGTAATAAAGTTACTTATGGTGTAAATAGTGGTTCAATACCAAGTACTGGGTATGTAAAACCCTCAAAAGCACAATATTCAGAATATATTGAAGAATTTGTAATGAATGTTGAACAGTTTCAACCTTTTGTAAATTATCGAGTTCGTGTAAGAAGATTGACTGATGATAATTTTAAAGATGGAAGTTTTCAACATCAAAATGCTTCTCGTCTTAAAACAGTAGAAAACATAACAAAAGATAGACTTTCTTATCCTTATGCAGCTTACTCAGCAAATGTATTTAATGCAAAAGACTTTAGTGGAGGACTTCCAAGCAGGGCTTATAAATTAAAAGGTAAACTAATTCAAGTTCCTACTAATTATTTAACAAGGGATGAAAGTTCAGATGGTACAGCAAAGTATACACGATTAGTGAGTGGATCTGCGCCATCTTATGCTGTTGCAGAAGAAGCATCTTATCAAACTTGGAATGGGTCATTTCGAGGAGATCGTTCAACATGGGCAGAAGGACACCCTAATAGGGAGCTTGTATACTGTAATAACCCAGCTTGGGTATTTTATGATATTCTTACTAATAATAGATATGGTGTTGGACAGTTTGTTGATAATGCACTTATAGATAAATACTCATTATTTGAAATTGCAAAATATTGTGATGAACTTGTATCAGACGGCGAAGGAGGCTTAGAGCCTCGTTTTACAGCAAATTTATATTTAGATAAAACTACTGAAGCAACAAAAGTATTAAGGGATATTGCAAGTATATTTAGAGGCATGGTATTATGGTCAGAAGGAGAAATCGTAGCTATAGCTGATAGACCAAAAGAGATTGTATATACATTTACAAAAGGTAATGTTGAAAATGGAATTTTTACTTATGAAGGAACAGGAGATAGAGTAAGAACTAACCAAGTAAAAGTAACATGGAATGATCCAGCAGATAATTATCGACAAGCAATTGAATATGTAGAAGATCATCAAAACATACTAAATACAAATCGACTTGTAAGAGAGTCTTCAGTAGCTTTTGGATGTACTTCTCGTGCACAAGCACACAGATATGGTAAATGGAAACTACTTTCTGCACAACTTGAAAAAGAAACAGTTACTTTTTCAACAGGACTCAATGCTATCGGATTAAGACCTGGGGATATAATTGGTGTTCAAGACGCAGATAAAGATGGCTTTCAGTTCTCAGGACGAGTATCAAACACAGGAACAAGAAGTACTACAGTAATTCCTTTAGATAGAACAGTAGCACTGCCTTCATACGCTGCAGCTTTTCCTCCACAGCTTTTACTAATATATCCAGAAGGCGGATGTTATCTAGAACAAGAAATAGCCGTTATTAATTCAGTAACTTATAATAAAGGAGATCTACTTTTAGAAAATCAAGATGGTAGTGCACTCGATACACAGGAAGAAGCAGCAAATTTAAAAGATGATAGTGGTAATCGAGTACTTAATTTTTGGTCAGAGAATGTAAGAGTAGAAAAACAAAATATATCAACAAGTGCTGGAAATGTTTCTAGCATAACAGTAGCCTCTGCATTTAGTTCCACTCCAGATGCAGAAATAATATGGGCACTTCAATTATTTAATGGTGATGGTACTCCAAAAACTGGAACAACAAAAGAATTTAAAGTTATATCAGTAAAAGAAGATAAAGATCAAAAAGTACAAATTGTTGCAAGTGAATTTGCAAAAGCAAAATTCGGAGCAGTCGATAGAGGATATACACTTTACAGTGTACCAACAGATGCAATTCCTGATAGAGATGATGTTATACCTTCACCTACGAATATAGTTGCAAAAGTAGAGCCTATGAACTCCGAATCTGGAGATTTAGGAGAAACAGTTGATGTTCCAACTTCAGGGGGTGTAAAAGTAACTGTAACTTGGAACGCTCCTTTAACATCAGACGGATTAAAATATAAAAATATTTCAGGTTTTGAACTTAAACATAGTTTTAATGGTGGTTTTGAGAGTATAATCACAAATGGAGAAGATCAAAGTTTTACTTTTGAAAATGTAAAAGTAGGCACATATAATATACACGTAAGAACAATATCAACTATAAATACTTATTCTCAGTGGATAACAAGAAAAGTAACTGTTGGTAAAAATGAAGTTCCTTCTATTGCAGGCTTTAATAAATCTCAAATACCTGTAGGAGGACAACTTAATAAAGATCTCTCAATCAATTCTAGTTCAGGAGTACTTACTATTGGAGGAACTGGTACTTATAACTTTATTGGAGTTGATGGAACTGAATATGTTCTTGCAGGAACAGGAACAGGAAATTATCAACAAGCTTTTTCAGGAATGGGAGCAAGTGCAACAGCTTTTCTACTTTTTGATGCAGATGCAACTTCAGATCATCTAAAAGCAGTAGAACTTAAAACAGATTCAAATGTAAGTCCTGCTGTAGAGTATTATGCAGAAGTTGGAGCATCAAATAATGGTCTTACACAAGCAAGTGGAACAATAACTGTTGCTCAGTTTTCGAATCAAATAGATGGAGCAAGTACAGCTTTTACAACTGACTTTGCTTCTGGTGACTTAGTAAAACTTGACAATGGAACTGCAGCACAGGCAACATATGGGCGAGTGCAATCTATAGAAAGCAATACTCTTATGTTTATTGATAAAGTAAGTCAACGAGCTTATAGTGGCGATGATATATTTAAACAAAGTTTCAAACCTGATATACTGAAAGATTCTATTATTGCAAAAATTACGACAAGCAGTGGCACAGTATATTCTCTTAATGTTATATACGGAATAACAGCAGGAGTAACGGGAGCAGATGGAGCAAACGGTCCAAAGACATTAACACACTTTGTGTATCATCAAGCAAGTTCTTCAAGCCAACCAAGTACTCCTTCAGCAACAAGTTATACATTTAGTACAAACAGCTTTAATGGATTAACAAGTGGTTGGGCAACAACTCCACCAACTTTTGCAGCTGGTAATACAAACAAATACTGGTACTCATACTTTACAGCAGAAGAAAACACAGCAGGTGGAGACACAGCATCGGGAAGTAACTTAACTTTCCAAGCTTCAGTACAAGGTATTGGATTTAGTGGACTAGTAACTTTTACAGGCGACAATATTTCAGATGGCTCTAGTACTTATAACCCTGCAACTGTAATTAATTCGAACACTACTACAATTAATGGAGGTAAGATTTCAACAGGAACAATTGCTCTAAATAGATTAGACTTCAATCCAGTTACTTCAGTAGCAGGAGTAACCGGTACTACAATTAGTGCAGCGCAATTAAGTTCTGCAGGTTTAACACTTACCTCAAGTTTAGCAGATGGGGCAACAACAAGTGTTGCAGATATAAGAGCAGGAACAAGTAAATCAGATGTTGGATTAAGTCAAGTAGATAATAATTCTACTGCAACAATACGAGCAGGTACCACTTCATCAGATGTAGGACTTGGAAGTGTAGCAAATAAAAATGAAAGAGATCAACTTAAGGGAGCTTTCACTAACTCTCTTACATTTATAAGTTCAGGAAACATTTTTCTTGGAATAGCTAATGCATCTGCAACAAACTACATTGAACTAAGTGCTGCAAATGCAAACATAATAATAGCGGACAATACATAATGGCAAAAAGAGTTTTACTAGGACAAATATCATCAGGAGTTTATGGACTTCGAATTTCACGAAAAGGAGTAGATGTAACAAGTGCCTCTGGAAAAGATTTGCTCTTTGATAGCACAACAAATTCAGGACTTGGAAGATACTTTCGAAAGTTTAGTAGTGCAACAGCATCTGCAGGGTTTAATAACTTTATACCAACAAGTGGAGGAACTGCAGACACTGAGAATACTTCAGGTACAGAATATCATCCTTTGTTTTTGTATTTACAAGATGGAACTGGAATAGAGTACGACGCAAGTGGTACTACTTATTATGATCCTACAAATACTGCAAATAGAGTTCCAGATGCACAAGGAACAACAACAACAAGTGATGATGTTATAATTACAGGAACAAGCACTACTTCAAGAGTTCAAGAAAGATTAGATATGTTTGCCTTTAATTCAAAAGCAGATACAACTTTATCAAATCCAGCTCCTATTAATAGTACTCGTCATGCAGGTTTTCCTGTTACTTTTACAGGTAATGCAACAGATCATGGAACAAATTTAAGATATTTTGCAGCTGCGAATACTGCGAATCAAACTTATTCATCAAACACAGCCGGTGGCTATGGAAAAAGACTTGAGTATCGAATAGCTAATGGACAATCGTTAAATAGCAGATTTATTTATGGAGATACAAGTGGTAGTTGGTACTATGAAGTAGATAGAACAAGAATGGGAGGCAATCCT